TGGTATTACTGAACAAGAAGCATATGATATTTGGATTTCTGATTTTCAAAGAAATCAGCGAATTTTTATCAAGCAGTTAAAAGCAATTGGTATATTAGAAATATCACAATGTACGTTTGATGGGCTGTTACTATATTTTATTATTAACGGTGATATTTTAACTGTTACTGCACCAGAGAAAAATTACGAAATCAGAGAATATATTGCCAACAAAGACTGGGATATAGTAGCAAGTATTATTAAAAGAAGTAACTTCAATTCACCATTTTGTATTCGTGCTGCTAGTATTATTAAACTTGCTGACTATGGAAAATATAAAACAAGAAGTTGGATGAGACAGACTGGCATTTTTGAAATGCGTGATAAAAATGAACTAGGAACCTTGTCAGTAGAACAACTTGCACGTGCAAGATTTGCATATTATGCTGAAACATTAAAGTTTTTGCCTAAAACTCCGGAAGGTATCAAGCGTGGTATTGCTAAAGAATATGAAAAAACTATAACTGTAGAAAACTTCACATTTTCTGATTCAAAAGTCTTTACACTTTCACAAACTCCTAGCATGGAACCAGTTGAAAAACTTAAAGTAGAATTAAATGGAGTACAAATTCAACACTACTTTGACTTTACAATTGTTAATAATGTAGTTACTATAGTAAAAGAGTTAAAAGAAGGCGATATTATACGTTTTACCTTTAAAATTTAAAAAGTAGTAGTTAATTTTGCGATAAATATTATTATGGTAACATATGTTGGATATAGCACAATTAACAGAAATACAATAAATGCAGTACTCACTGACAAAGATTTAGCTTTGCGTGACCTGCTAAATCATTTCTATACTCGACAAGGCGAAAGAGTAATGAACCCAACGTTTGGGTCTATTTTGCATGATTTAGTTTTTGATCCTTTAGACGTAAGAACAGAAACACTTGCACAAGAAGATGTTGAACGTATTATTAATAGTGATCCAAGATGGAACTTTGTAAGTCTGCAATTATCTAAACCAGTAGATCATCAGCTTGATATACGAGTACGTGTAATTTATAATGATACTGGCACAGCAGAAGAACTATATCTAACTTATACAAGTGAGGCGGAATAATGGCACAGGGCGCAAGACAGAGCAGTTTATTTGCGGCAGAAGATTTTAGTGTAGTATATGAAAGTTTTGCACAAGCAGACTTTCAAGCATATGATTTTGACACTATTAAAAATGCAATGGTAGAATACATTGACACCAACTATCCAGAAAACTTTAATGACTGGATTAGCTCAAGCGAATTTACAAGTTTACTAGAACTGATGGCATTTTTAGGTCATAACTTGGCGTTCCGTAATGATCTAAACTCACGTGAGAATTATTTAAGTACTGCAGAGCGTAGAGACAGTGCACTCCGCATTGCAGAATTTTTAGGATACACACCAACCCGTAATGTTGTATCACGTGGTTATTTAAAAATTGACAGCATTAAAACAACAGAAATAATTTATGATGTAGACGGCAACAGTTTAGCTAATGTTGATTTGCAATTTGAAGACGTTACAGATCCAGCTGCGTATCAGAACTTTTTAACAGTTATGAATTCAATTTTTCAAAATAGTAATCAATTTGGTGCGCCACATTCAAAGTTTACACGCAACGGTACTACTAATGAAGTATACAGAACCAAAAGCGTTAATACACCAGTAAATTATGCATTTAACGGAAATATTGCAGGTGCAAGATCAACATTTGGTATACACAGTGTGTATTATAATGAAACATTAAATCGTTTACAAGAAAAAACACCTGATCCATATGGTGCATTGGATATTTTATATCGTAATGATAACGGTGGATTTAGTAGTCCAAACACTGGATTCTTTTTTGGATTCAAGCAAGGAACATTAACATTTAAAGATTATGATATTACTGAAGGATTGCCAAATTTGGTTCTAGATGTTGATGACAATAATATTGCTAATGGAAATGTTTGGGTACAAACAATTGATGAAACTGGTCAAGTACTTAACAACTGGGCACAAGTTGATAGAATTTTTGGACTAAACTCAATATATAACAATGCAAGCAACAACTTTAGAAACATCTTTACAGTTTCAAGTAGAGAAAATGACCAAATTAGCATCGTGTTTGGTGATGGTAACTTTGGTAATATTCCACGTGGAATTATACGTGTGTGGTATCGCACAGGACTAAATTTAAGTTACGTGCTAAATCCAGAAACATTTGGAAGAGTAACATATTCTTTTAACTATATTGGTTTAGACGGAAACACATATAATGCTAGCTTTACTGCAAGTTTAAAATCTACTGTTAGTAATGCAAGTGCACGTGAAAGTTTACAGAGCATTAAAGACAATGCTGGACGTTTTTTTAGTACACAAGACCGTCTTGTAACTGCAGAAGACTACAGCATTTTCCCACTAACTGTTAGTGAAAATATTCGTAAAATTAAAAGTATTAACCGTGTACATAGCGGGCACAGCCGTTTTAGAGATTTTAATGATCCAACAGGTAGTTATAGTGATGCTATTAACTTTTTGGATGACGGTTATCTATACAGAGAAGATGTTTCAACACGCAATATTATTAGTTTGCCAACAACATTAAACAGTGAACAAACATATAGTAGATATATTAAACCATTATTAGATAATCCAGAAGTTAAAAACTTTTATTATGACAGACATCATTATGGTCCTAATTATAATTACAATCCACAACTAGAATATACAGACACTACGAGTGGTATTGTTTATTATAACTCTGATGGTACAGCACTCAATACATTCCGTTGGAATCAAATTACAAAAGGATCAAATGCAAGCTCTGGATACATTACTGATGATACTGCAGTTGTACAAAGAGTTGGTGCAAGCAGTACAAGCCCAATGGACAAAATTGGTGTAAACTCAATGATTGAGTTTATTACACCTCCATATAAAATTGGTTATGTTGAAAAAGTAACAATTTTAAATGGCGGTAGTGGATACACAACTGAACCAACAGTTACTATTACTGGATCGGGGACAAATGCAACTGGAACAGCAAATATTGACGGAACCGGCACAGTTATTAGTGTTAGCATCACTGACGGTGGTGTAAATTATGACAGTAACACGAGTATTACATTTAGTGGAGGCGGCGGCACTGGTGCTGCAGCATCTCCAGTAATTAAAAGTGCAGATACACAATGGGTTAGAGTAACAGGAATCTATAATGACGGCCTGGGCATTGATAACAGTGTTGGCACACCAACTGGTATTGACTTACTTGGCCGTGGTAGTATTGCACTTAGTGGAGTTATTCCTAGCGGTGCACGTATTAAAAGAATTATACCAAGTTGGGCAAAAGATTTAACTAGTACAGTTAAAACTAATGTGTTGGCTAAACTTGCTAATAACAATAGTTTTGGATTACGATATGATGCACTTAATCAACAATGGAAAATTGTTGATAGTAGTGATTTGGTTACTAGTTCACAAATTAATAATAATCCATCTAGTTGGAGTCGACTATATGAAGGAGACGTAACAGGTACTGGGTTAGATAATAGTTGGATTATTCGTGTAAATTACACATCAACGGCCTGGGAAATTATTACAAGAAAAACACGTTACATATTTGGTAGTGATTCTCAAGTTAAATTTAATAATTTAAATTTCCAAGAAACGTTTAGCAGTGAAACACTGAAGCCTAGCATGGACAACATTAAAATATTGAGTATGAATACTAAAACTTCAACTAACAATGTTGCACTTGGTACAGACTATACACTAAATGCATTTGGCTACTTTACGTATCCAGATGGGTATACTGATCCACACAAAATTAGATTAACACTTGCATCGCCTTCTAATGATGGTTTTCCATTAACTCCAAGTGCATTTAACGATATTGTTGATCTTGATAGTATTAAACTAGGAACAACTACTGTTGACGGATTTACTTATACTGTTAGAAGTGACTCAGGAACAACAAGTGTTCCAGGCAGATCAGGACTTAATTCAAAGTATACTAGAATTGCAGATACAAATCAAGTTATTGATCCTGCAACAACAAATATTATTGACACATATGTTCTACTAACGTCATATGAAACAGCATTTAGAAACTGGGCACAATATGATGGAAGAAGTTTTACAAAACCAGCTGCTCCAACTATTTCAGAACTAAATGACTTGTTTAGTAGCTTGGAAACTAAAAAAGCAATTAGTGACCAAGTTATATATAGACCAGTAAAATACAAATTACTATTTGGTAACATAGCAAATAGTGAACTTCAAGCACGTTTTACAGTTACTAAAACTACCAACAGTTCGTTTAGTGACACTGAAATAAAACAAGAAGTTATTAGATTAATTGAACAGTACTTTAGTATTGACAACTGGGACTTTGGTGAAACATTCTACTTTACTGAACTTGCTGCATATGTCCACAACAATATGGTTGGACAAGTTGCACAAATAAGCATATCGCCAGTAGATGATCAAGCAAGTAGTGATGCGCTATATGAAATTATTAGTGATAGTGACGAACTATTTTTACCAGTTTTAACAACAAGTGACATTACAGTTAATAGAAGCGTAGCATTTAATCCAACAAGTATTGCAGCCAACTCCGGAGTTAATATTAGATGAGCACACAATATCATGCCAATCCAGTCGTAGCAAAGAAATCAGTTAGACCAGGAGAAAGTTTAGAGTATGTAGGTACAAGAAATACTACAGAATTGCTTCCTGCGATCTTCCAAACAACAATTAATAAAAAGTTCTTGGATACAACACTAGAACAGTTAATGTCAACTGGTAGCATGGAAGCTATTAATTATTTTACTGGCACTTCAAATAATAGAAAAGTTAGTGAAAGTTATTTAAAAGACAATCGTTTAACTGACAGTTATCAATTTGTTCCAGGCAGTGTTGTACGTAATGATAGTAATGAAATTACGCAAGCAATGTCATATGATGACTTCTTAGATATTTTAAAATATAATGAAGTTGATGTAGGAAACACAAATCGTATTTTTAATGAGCCAGGATATACACTTGACTTGCCAATTAACTATGACATGTTTGTTAACTATCATCATTACTACTGGTTAGTTGACTTTTTACCAGTTTGTGATATTATTCCTACTGTTACAAACCCAATTGCTATTAGCGATATTGTGGGTTCAGTATACTATACAACACCAACTTTGTCAAATGGAAAAACACTAGAGCTACAGGATGGCATGCGTGTCAGATTTAGTGGAAGCAATGCAACAGGCACAGCAACATATCCAACTAATGACATTTATATTGTTGATGGTGTTGGCACTAGTATTTCATTTACTAAACAATTTGAATATACTGGTACTGGTTATGGAAAACGTGTGTGGTTTAATGACACTGTATATGGATCACAAGAGCCAAGCCAATGGGAGGGTTCAGAAAGTAACTTTGTATATCCAACATATGACTTAACCGAATATGAAGTATACGGACGTGAATACACAGTAGAACAACGTCATACCAGAGATCAAAGTGCTTGGTCTAGAAAGAACCTGTGGATACATGAAGAGGCAGCAATTGCAGTATGTGTTTACAATGATTTAGACCTTACTGACTTTTTACTTGATAAATTCCGTGGAATACGTCCTATTATTGAATTCCGTGCAAATATTGAAAAGTTTAATTTTGCAACACAGAGTCTGGGAAGTATAACACATGTTTATGACAATGTTGACGATCCAGCATCTAGTATTATTGGCAATAATTTTGACCTTGTAAGTTATACTGTTACTACTAACTGGTCAAATGTTGGATATGATTTTGGAGATCATGTTAAAGTTGTTTCTAATGGTGTTACGTCATTTTGGAATTGTATTAAATCTCATACACAAGCATTAAATCCAACATATTCAGAAAACCGAGAATACTGGGTAGAAATACAATCACGTGATATTGTAGACGGCGACACAATTTTGTTTTTAAACTCAACAAACCCAGTTTACAATAATAGAATTTTTACTGCAAGTGTAAGTGGTAATGGTCAAGTTACTGCACTAACAGAACTATATGGTGCAAGCTCAACTCCGTTAGTAACAGGTGACGGGATTAAAGTACGTATAGGTTACAACAATGTATTTGGAGAGAGCTATCCAAACGACATTTATAGTGGAAGTGAATGGCACTGGAATGGAACAAGCTGGGTATACAGTCAACAAAAAGATACACGCAACGACAGTATTATGTTCCAACTGTATGATATTAACAGTGTAAAGTTGGATAATGAAACTTTATATCCTAACAATAATTTCCAAGGCGATTTTATTTTTAAATATGGTACTAGTGAAACTACTAAAGTAGACAATGCACTAGGCATCCAGCCACGTTATGTTGATTACGGCAATGAGCCAGGCCTGAGTTTTGATTTGGGATTGGGAAGTGTTCGTTATGAATATAATGCAAGAAATACAACTGATGATCCTGAAAACACCAATGCTTCTATTATAAGTGAAATATTAGGATACTATTATTACAAGCGTTTAGACAACAGTCAGTATTATAATGGTTGGGTCGAAGTTAGAGAAAGTCAGCCAGTTTGGAAACACGCACAAAAAATTGTTACTGATGCAACAAAACCAGTATTGTTTAATTTAGGTACTGACAAGTTGCTATCAGATGAAACAATTAAAATAACAAAAAGAAATAATAAACTTGAATTTTATGAAGGTAGTTACAGTCATATAACACGTGTTAACGGCCTAAATCCAATCTTGTTTTTTGATAAGACAAAAGAGTATATAGTCACAACTTACTTTGATAGCACAGACATTGAATTTGTTAATGTTGATGGCAGTGCACTTAGTGGTGTTACTGTTGGAACTGCAACAAATAATGTGTTTACAATTGTTGTTGGTAATTCTTTTGTTCCTGATGTTTTTAGATATCGCTTAGTAAGTGACAACACTGTTACAGGATTAATTTATGTTAATGAAAGCCAGCCTAGTTATATTGACAATGACTATGTTGATCCTGGATTTGTACAAAACCAAAACAGTGTTAATGTTGTAGTAAAAATAAATGGAACAGAAACTACAAACTATGCACTTAGAGAAAAGCAAGTTATTATTTCTAATGGACATTCTGTTGACGATGTGATTGATGTAACCTGGTACACAGACGATAAAATTACTGACAGCGACGGTGTTGATTTGCCAGCTGACACACATATTTTAAATCCACAAAATGAACTGCTAACACAAGTAAGTTTTGGAGATATACTTTCACACATCAAAGAACAAATGACAGGATATCCTGGTCTAACTGGTAATTTCTTTGGAATTAATAACTATAGAAACTTGCCACGTGTGCATGAATTTGGTGGTACAATTAGACAACAGCCATACAGTACAGAGCTTTTAGCACAACTTGTTATGCACAATGATACTAACATTTTTAGCAGTTTGAAACATGCTGCAAATAGTTACGGAAGTTTTAAAAAGCAATTTTTACAAAAATGTATTCAACTGCATAATACAATGGACAGTTCAAAATCTGTGTATGAAGTTGTTGATGAAGCGTTGAAAAGTATTACTATTGGTAAAACAGCTAATGATGTTTTTGCTAACAGTAATATGTTAAAGTTTAGCGATTATGAAGAGTTTAATGGTTACTGGACTGCGACATTAACACCTGTATTTGATATACCACAAACCGTAAACACATATGATGATACTAAAAATCATGTAAATGTTTATGTGAGAGACGATGATGGTTCTGGAAACCTTCGTTGGAGAAATTTAATTAAAGATGTTGATTACACTATAACTGAAAATCAAGTTACAGTAACAACAAGTGTGACATATGATAGTAGTGGACAAGCTCTTATTAAAATTCGTTGGTATCCATTAACTAGCTCAAGTTTTGTTCCTCCGAGTGCAGTTAAACTTGGCTTGTTAAATGCAAGTCCCCCTGCACTAAATGCTAAACATCTTTTTGGACACGACGGTAGCATATCAATACGTAAAGGATCTGAATTATATAATCGTAATTCGGCTAATTTTAATATTGAAGATGCTGTGTTGTGGGAATTCGAAACTAGAATTTATAATAACTTGATTGCATCTCAGGTTGTTGATTACAAAAAAATTATGCCTAACGCACATCGACCAACTGTATACAATTGGGCAGACTTAACAGAAGCATTACGTACAGACTTTAATAAATGGAAACTTAGAAACAATATATCTACGTTGCATGATGCCAGCAGTTATGATGCAAGTGATGAGTTTACATATAACTACAGTGATGTTGGACCAGGTATAGGTGGCTGGAGAGGGTTGTATACTTACTACTTTAACACTGATAGACCACATTCAAACCCGTGGGAAATGTTAGGACATAACACACAGCCAAGTTGGTGGGATACTTATTATAGTTGGACAGATCCAACAAAACGTGCTGCATTTATTGCTGCACTTAAAGTTGGACATTATAATGATCCTAGCCAAGTACCAGAGTATGATTTGGCATATGCATATACTGCATACGATTGGGATAACAATAATATAGTAGACAACGCTGGTTTGCTAATTGGTCCGGTTACAGCAGGCGTAATTACAACACCAACAAACCCTGCAAAAGAATTTGTATTTGGCGATTGGGGAGATATTGAAGATGCTTGGAGACGCAGTTCTGAGTATAAAATATCGTTGTTTACTGCATTAACAAAACTAAGACCTTTACGTATAGTAAACGATTATTTTAGAAGTAATACTAGAACAGAATATAATTTTAATACTCGTCAAGTTGCATTTACTGATACACGCCAATTAGGTAACAATCGAAATCTAGTGCTAACTAATGAATCATATGAAAATAGTATTGTAGAGTCAGTTAGTGTAAAGACTGGCGGTACTGGGTATACTAGTGCACCATCACTGTCATTGTATAGCAACTTTGGAACAGGTGCAACATTATTAGCAAAAATTTCCAATGGTGTAGTTGTTGCGGCGTCTGTAACCAATCCTGGAAGTGGATATCAAACAAAACCAAGTATTGTTCCTTCAACAGGCAGTGCCACATTTGATGTTGTGTTAGCAAATGATGTTAAAAAATATGTAGACGGTTTAAGCAATGCTATAATTAATTATTCTCAACGTAACGGTACTACAGCACTTACCTTAAAGAATAGATTGGAAAATTACACTAATAATCCAATTATTAAAACTGGTGGCTTTGTAAACAGTAATCAAACTTTAATTTTAGAAAGCAGCCAAGACAAAGGCCGTGTTGTTGTTCCAGAAGAAGATATTACAACAGTATTATACACAAGTCAACCAAAAGAAGAAGTATTCTTTGGTGCAGTGAAAGTAACTAAGTTGTCAACAGGATATCGTGTTGCTGGTTATGACAATGCAAAGCAATATTTTTCATATTTTAAACCAAATCAAAGCGCCGGAAAAATAGTTGTTAACGTTGGAAACAAACAAGTTTATAGATATAAGAATTTTGAATCAACTGCAACTGTCTTAGATTATAACACTGTATTAACAGGAGATCAAGCACTTTATGAATTCTTACTTGGCTATGGTGAATATTTAAATTCACAAGGTTGGAATGCAACTTGGCGTAGCACAGCAGGCAATACAATACTGTGGACAGAAACAGCCAAAGTAGACGACATTTATTACGCAACTCCGAGTACGTCACGTATTGAAATTGATGAAACAAAAAATGGATATTTTAGTAATGTTGCAAATAAATTTGACGGTGAATATAATGTTATTAACCAAAATGGTTATCAAATTTTAAATAACCGTTTAACAATAACACGTGATGTTATTAGTAGCGAAAATGGAAAAACAATTGTTGAAGCAAGAGATGACACAGCTATCTATGGACTAAGACTTTATAGAGTAGAAGTAGAACATGCATTTGTTGTAAACAATAGTACAAATTTTGATGATATGATATATGATCCAGTACTGGG